TCACACGCACAGGGCAGGCATTAGTGCCTTCACAGAGGGCATAGGAGCCTCATACAGGACTTTGTGGGGCTTAGAGGCAGGAAATGTCATGGACAAGAAGAAAGCCTCTTATTTGAAGGCTGGAGCCGCTAATTGGCAGATGAGCGTGGCAGTCATTGAGACTCATGGAGACCATGTATCACCCATGCTAGTACCCATCAATAAAGATGGTTCATTCACCTTATACGGGAAGTTGTACCAGTAAATCGTTATCATTTCGTTACCTAAATGTGCTTGATTTGGCGGCAGTAAGTGCAACACTAATCCTGTAACCAACCGAGGGCGTTGGTACAGATAGGTACAGATCATGGCAACGATAGAGATATACGAAAGTGCAGTAACTACAAAGGAAACGCTTTATTGCATATATTGTGATGAGCAAGTGCCAAACAGAACACATTGCATCCCCTGCAATGAATACAAAAGTGTTGTCACGCTGTCTCAGTATGTTGAGTTCAATGGACATTACCCACGCATCAAGGCGGTCAAATAATGAAGATCACAGCTAAAGACTTTGACAATTTGACAGACACAGTTATGGGCTGGAAAGGCAATGACTGGGAGCTACAAGGTGACAGATTTGCAGATAAGCCTTCATTTGATTGGGCTGTAGTCTGCTGGTATGACACAGTAATCAGCATGATTATGGCTCGCACATTCTTGGAGCAAAACGACTATGCATTTCAAGAGTTATACGATCACAACATGGAAACATGGGTCTTGCTCACCAATTACGATTCATTCAATATGGCGGTGTCAGCATGACTAACAATGACAAGCTGCTAATTATCTGCCTTATTGGCGCAGGCATAAGTTTTATTATATGGGCATTGCAATCCTACAAAGAAGCCTATGAGCGCGGACATCGCGACGGATGGCATAAAGGTCGTGCGGTCAATCGTGCAGATTTTTGGCAAGAATGAAACATGCGGAGATACTTAGTTCTGCCACCGACCTATACTCAGACAGAGGACTCGCTTACGGTCATCCAAGTGACAATATGGCTAGAGCAGCCAGACTCATTAGTGCCTACCTTGAAATGCCAGTGGAAGATTACCAAGTCGCAGTTATCCTATCGCTGGTCAAAATCGCAAGGACAATCGAAGATGGATCAAGAGTCGATTCTTGGATTGATGGAGCCAGTTATCTAGCAATCGCTGGACAACTCAAGACAGAGGAGAATGCACTCTATGTTTAATTTAGCCGATTACGAACCAGTTGAGGTGAGACTTGAAAAATTCATTAAGGACTATCCAGATTTTCGTATTAGCACTGAGTTGGAAGTTGTGGAAGCTACTAGATACATTGTTAAGGCATATCTGTACAAAAACTCTAGCGATAGCATCGCGTGGGCAACAGGGTACGCGGAGGAAACGGTTAGCGCTCGCGGTGTCAATCAAACTTCTGCATTGGAGAATTGCGAGACATCTGCAATTGGCAGAGCGCTTGCAAATGCGGGTTATGCTCCTAAAGGAAAGCGTCCTAGCCGCGAAGAAATGAAGAAGGTTGCACCCAATCATCCAGCTCTACAGGTTGTACCAGATGCAGCACCAGTCGATGTTGATTATTGGAACACATCTTTTAAGAAGCAAGCAGTAATTGCAGAGATTGTCAATACACAATTAGATGTTCCCTCATGTGTTCATGGCGAAATGGTATGGCAGACAGGAATCAGCCAGAAGAACGGTAAAGAATGGGGTCGCATGACATGCCAGTCTAAGGGGCAAACTGGTGGTATGGATCCTTGTCCTCCTATTTGGTACAACATTGGGAGCAATGGTAAATGGGAACCTCAGAAAGTGAGGGTATAATGGGATACGCAGAATTTCACACAGCAGATGGATGGGTCAATGTCGAGGACATTCCTATGATTGATACGGTCAATTGCCAAATGTGCAATGAGCCAACACTAGCTTCTGACATCACCATCACTGCAAGAATAGAACAAGGTGTGGTGGTGGCAGGCACTTGGTCATGCAACAAGTGCAGGGCAGTCAATGGATAAAGAAACGCTACTTATGATGCTTACATTAGCTCTATTCATTGGCGGCGTTGCAATGGGTTACATGGCTGGGATGAATCATTAGTCAGCACAGAAAACACAGAGGTTTTCGCACAGAACGCGTTGTAGCTGAGTACCTATCGACTCAGTGGCAAGGCGCATGTGTGGGAAGGGGTAGTGGCAAGGATATTGTCAATGTGCCATTCGATGTTGAAGTCAAAGCCCGCGCTGGATTTCAACCGCTTGCGTACATAAAGCAATTAAAGGCTCGGACATCCATTTCGGGGGAATTGGGATTCGGAGTCATACGGCTAAATGGGCAGGGAGAAGATGCAGCGGAGTATGCCTGCATCATCCGATTAGCTGATCTCTTGCCGCTACTCATATTAAAATACGGACACTTAGATAAAGAACCTAAAGAGACTGACATCGAGCGATGCAGTTGTGGTTCATGGATGATTGGGAGATGCCTTACATGCCAGCCTACGATTACAAATGTGGAAGATGCGGATTAAAGAATGAACTGCATCATGGCTGGCACGATAAACCAACAGTTCTATGCACTTATTGTAATGAACCTATGATCAAGTTAATCAGTCCAGTAGGAGCAATCTTTAAGGGAACTGGATGGGGTAAAGATTGAAACTATTAGACCTATTCTGTGGTGCAGGCGGAGCATCCGCTGGCTATGCTAAAGCAGGCTTTGAGGTTACAGGCATTGATGTTAAGCATGGCAAGCGTTACCCCTTTGATTACATCCGTGGTGATGTAAGAGACTATTTAGATTCTGACTTCCTACAGCAATTTGATGTCATTGCAGCTAGCCCACCATGTCAAACACATTCAGCAACTAAACATTTACGCAATGCTCAGGGTAAATCAACTAGCAAGATTGACATGATTCCAGAAGTTAGAGAAGCATTAATTATGTCCAATAGAATCTATGTGATTGAGAATGTACCTAATGCGCCTTTAATTAACGCTGTGCAGATGTGCGGCAGTGCCTTTGGCTTAAAGGTGCGTAGGCATAGACTATTTGAGTCCAATGTGGCTCTTAAAGGTACTGCATGTCATCATAAAGAACAAGGTAAGCCAATTGGTATCTATGGATCAATGAGAGATGAGATTCCTAATGGTGGTCATACTGCTAAGACAATGGCTCAGGCTAATGAATCGATGGGAATCGATTGGATGATATGGGGTGAATTAGTTGAATCTATTCCACCTGCATACACACATTACATAGGACAACAGTTATTAACACCTGTGGATAAGTAGGGGCAGAACTTCACTTCACGCTTAGTTAGGACACGAGTTATGCACATCATTGACACGCATGGTACGCTAACGGCGCAGAGCCTCTCAAAGGCTCACCGCAAGCCCTATCGGGGCGCAGCTTGCGGGGTGCTAGTAGCTATTGGGATAGCTCTATGCATAATGCCTTATGCAGGTAGCTCTGAATCAGTGCAACAAAAAGAATACATAGACTATAAGACTTATGCATTATATCTATTAGACTTTAACTATAAAGAATATGGCTGCTTATTAAAGCTGTATGGTAAAGAATCAGCATGGAATCCATTAGCAAGTAATGGTTCTCATTATGGAATACCACAAGGTAAGAGTGAATGGCTAAAAGAGCAGGATGGTTGGACTCAAGTACAATGGGGCTTAGACTACATAGGCCATAGGTATGGTGAGCCATGTATAGCCTTAGATCATTGGAGTAAGTACGGGTGGCATTAGAGAATATCAATCATCGAAGATACAGAGTACATAAGCTACAAGTATTCAAAAGAGATGGACGCATCTGTGCATTGTGTGGTACAGATGAAGGCGAGATGCACATAGATCACATCATCCCCAGAGTAATTGGTGGAGACCACAGCTTAGAAAATTTGCGGGTGCTTTGTGCTGCCTGCAATCTACGCAAGGGCGCACGCTCAGATCGTGTTTTTTTAGCCTCAACGGCTAC